TGCCTTGGTGGAGCTGGCGGCTATCAAGTTCGGGTGGTAAGAGGTTAAATATGGCAAAAATTGATGATGTATTTGGAAACGTACCAGCAAGCGTTCTTAGTTCATGGGGTCAAACATTAACTTTTGTTAAAAGCACAACTCCAAAAACATATAACCCAACAACAGGTGGTGTTACGGGTTCAGATACAAACGTAAGTGTTAAAGGAGTAATTTTAGAAGTTAATTCAAACGAAGACGAAGGTTTATATCAGACGACTGATTTAAAGATTGTTATTGGAGCGAATGAATTAGGAGATTATTACCCAACTGAAGCAGATCGTGTTCAATATCCACAAGCAGGAGCTACTAGGGAAGGAAAAATTATTAATATTCAAACAGCGAGAGGAGATAAGCCTATATTTCATACATTGATAGTGAGGCCACAGTAATGGCGGTTTCAAAAGATTTTGAAAAACAATTAAAAAGATCTTTAGAGAAAAAGATTCGTGTTCAAATGAATAAAGTTGTAAGAGAGGCAGCTAAAGAAGTAATGAATGGTTTAGCGGAAACTGGGCCTGTCTGGTCTGGTGAATTTAGAGATAGTTGGATAGCAGAAGGACTAGGCAATCAAGCTAAATCAGCTCAAAAAGGTGCTTATCCATATTCTTTATGGAATGTTCCTAAATTACCCGTCACATTAAAAGAATTAAGAAGATCTAATCGTATTCAAATTACAAATACTGCTGAACACGCTGCAATTGCAATGGATATGAAACAAGGTGTTTATAAATACCCTGGTTTTGAGCCTATTAAGAACAAAAGTGGCTATTTAGACAGAGGTACAAGAGTTTCTGGACTTAGAGGAGATATTGAGACAGGGAAAGGAAATAACCGTTCGACAGCACCTTTAGATTGGTATCCCACATTTAAGTCAGGAGGGAAACTTCAGCGAGCATTAAGTCGTGGAGTTAAGCTTGCTAAAATGCCTAAAGGTGAAGGATCTAGATAAATGAATTATCAAAAAATTAGAGCAAAAGTAGAAAACCCATTATTAACTGCTTTTGGAGCGTTAAGTCCTGCGGTTCCTGTCTTCTTTGATAACATTACTGCTGCACCAGCAAATAGCACGACTGAATATGTAAGAGTAAATGTTACTTTTGGCTTAACAAACGATCCAACTTTGACATCTAGTGTTGATAACGCTAGAGGAGCAATTGTAATTCGTTGTTTCAGTAAAAAAGGTGAAGGGCCAGCAAGAAATCAAACTTTAATTACGACTGCTGTTGATGTATTAGAGACTTTAAATGATAGTACTAAAGGGACTACTGGAACATATTTTAAGGTTGGATCTATTGAAGGGCCAAGCTTTTCTAGTACTGAAGATGCACCATTATTTATGGGAAGAATAGAAACTTCTTACGTTGCCACAGTTTTGAGCTAATCTATAGGTAAATTTCTACAAGCAGCCTCATGGCCGTTACATGTTTATCTGGCACATCAGGTGCTCTCTATTACAAACCAGCAGGAACAACAGGAACTTTTGGTACTGGTGATGTAACCATTGGTACTGAGACAATGGTTGTTGAGACTTATTTGAATCTTAAGGTTGGAGATCCAGTTAAGTTCAGTGTGATTGATTCTTCTACAGGTGGATCAGGAACAGGAACTTTACCTGCTGGATTAAGTGCTGGAACTGTTTACTACGTTATTACTTACACAGCAGCAACAGGAGCATTAATTGTATCTGCAACTTCTGGTGGTTCTGCTGTAAACCTAACTGATGTTGGAACAGCAGCAGCTCCTAATGAGTTTCAAGTTGCTTATTCTGCTTTTGAATCAGTTAGTCAAGTTAGTGAGTGGTCTTTCGAGATTGAAAGAGCTGAAATTGATGTAACTACAATTGGTGGTGATCCTGGTCAGTACGTTCCATTTAGAAAGTACATTGCTGGATTTGGTGATGGTTCAGGTAGTGCAACTGCTTACATGACAAACGAAGACGCTTCTCTTTCTAACCGCATGATTGAAGATGTCCTTCAGCGTCAACAAGTTGGTGCAGCGTTCAAGCTTTATACAGACCGTGTATTTAGTGGTGGAACTGTAAGTGACACTCTTAGTCGTTTTATCAGCTTTGACGCAACATTAACTTCTGCTTCTTTAGGTGTTACTCCTGATGATGCACAAGCAGTAACAGTTAACTTCCGTCCTGCTGGAGTACCAACATTCGACTTTAGCCGTTCATAATAGTTACGGAATCGGAATGTTCCAAGAACCCTGCTCTTTAGCAGGGTTTTTTATTGTTTACTACGCTAGACTATTAGCATATAAATTTTTACTATGACATCAAGTCCTAGAGCATCACGCTCACCACTAAGAGCGATAGATCGTTTAAAGAAAGCTGCAAATTTAGAAGCTACAAAGAAGGAAGTTGAATTAACTGATGGAACGGTATTTGAGATGTGGGTATCACCTTTAACGATGGCAGAAAGAGAAAGAGCACAAAAAGGAGCTAAATCTGACGATGCAAATGAATTTGCTTTAAGGCTTTTGATGACAAAAGCTCAAGATGAAAATGGTAATAGATTATTTAATGTTGGTGAAATTGATGTTTTAAAAAACGAAGTAAGGGATGCTGATCTTCAAATTTTGATGCTTGCGGTTATTAATACAGAGGATGATGACATTGACCCAAAATCCTAAGTGCGGAGCTGCGTAAAGATAATTTGTTAATGTTGCAATTTAGTATTGCAAAAGAGTTAGGTAAATCTTTAACAGAAATTCGTCAAATGACTTTGGCTGAAATCTTAGGTTGGAGTGCATATTTTCAAGTTCTTAACGAAGATCAAGAAAAAGAAATGCAAAAAATCCGTAAGAGTAGGTAAACTGTTGAAATACTAAGAAATATGGGTCGTGGCAGGAGCAGATGCAACCTTAAAAATTGATATTAATATTTCTCAAGTTGAGAAAAAACTTTCTAAAACAGAGCAACGACTAAAAAAAGTTAAAGATTTAGCTGCTTCTTTAGGAAAAGCTGAAACTGCTTTATTTGATGGTCGTTCTATAAAAGGTGGTAATAAAGCATTAGAAGAATTAGCTGGAAAATTAAAAGCAGCTTCACAATCAACTTTTAAGTTTGCTAATAATATTGCTGGTTTAGATAAACAAATTGGAAAATTACAGTCAGTAATTAGAAGTGCAAAAACAGATACAGATGAATTTAGAGATGCAATAGCGGCTGCTGAAAGAGCACAAATGTCTTTATTTAGAGCAAGAGGCTCTGTAATGAAGACAAGAGGTCAAGATTTAATGGGAGGATTAACAGGTGATTTACCTGGAAAACTAATAGCTGATAGTTCTAGTGTTTTTAGATCAATAGATGCTTTAAGTAATTACAGAACTGAATTAACAAGATTATTTAACGCTGTAGAAATAGGAAGTCCAGTATTTAAAAAATTAGAAGCTGAAATAAAAAAAGTAGACGCACAATTATCTAAACCTAAAAAAGCACCAAATATCACAAGAGGAATTGGTGGCTTAGTTGGTAGAGAACAGGCTTTAAAGGAAGCAATTAGATTACAAGATCAATTAGATTCAAGTGCTGTTGGATATAAAGATGCTGTTTTAGGAGTTAGAAAAGCTCAAGAAGCTTATAATAGAGAACTAGCTCAATCTATAAGGCAGCAACGATTTGTTAATGCTGGAGTAATTGCTCAAAAAGCAGCATTAAGTAGCATTATTAATATAGGAAAGAGTATTCCTAAAGGTTTAATAGATCTTTTTGGAGGTAGATTTGGAAAAGCAGGACAAATTGCTGGTGCTGCTGGAATTGTTGGTGTTAGTAGAGGAATTGAAGATTTAATTCAAAAAGTACCTTTATTAAGTCAAAAATGGAAAGACAATATTGAAAGGGTTTCTAAATGGGTAAGAGTTTCTACTGAAGGGATTGCTTCTATAACTCTTGCGTATTCAGGGTTAAGTACAGTTTTAGGAGGTGCTCAATGGGTGATTGGAGCAGTTCGTGGATTTGCTGAATTTGAATCAGCAGCAGCAAGGGTTATTTGGAGTGTAGAGGGGAATATTACAAGAGCTTTTTCAGCGTTCGGACGGCTTTCAAGAGAACTACCTCAACTAGCTCAAGCTATTGCGATGACAATGCCACAAGCTTTAGGGGGGCTTGGGGTCGGTGGGTCGTGGCAAGATTATATGGCTGAAGGCAGTCAAGCAGGAAAAATTGCAGATGCGTTAGGTGGTGGAGCTGGAAGAGGAGAAGAAAGACGATATACAAGACAAGGCCCAACTCAATTACAAAATGCCCAACAAGATCTCACTCGGATCAATCAAATGTTGGAGCAAAGAAATACAACAGAAAAAGATTATGTTGCATTATTGAAAAAACAACAAGATGCAAAGGCCCGTATTAGTTCTTTAGAAAATGAAATTAGGCAAAAGCAAGTTGAAGCTGGAACGCCTGTTGAAGAAGTTTATAAAAAAGAAATAAATGCAGCAGACGCAGCTATTAAAGAAATAGATAAATTAAGAAATAGAAGTGTTCAAAATGCTATAGATGCCAACGATCAAATTAATAAAGAAGATAAGGACGCTTTTTTAAGAAGATACAAAGAAGAAGAAACAGCAGCTAAAAAACTTGCTAACGAAAAGAAAAAACAAGAGGCAGATTTAAGAAGAGATAGGTTAAAAAATATTCGAGATGCACAAAACGCAGAAGAACAAAGACAACGGAGAATGGGAAGGTTAAGAGAAAATTTGATGTTGGGAGCTGGTTTCCCAATGTTATTTGGAGGAGGATTAGGTGCGGTAGCTGGTGGAACTTTAGGTGCTGTTAGTCAAACTTTTATGGGATCAGAAGGTGGTTTTGGTTCTCAAATTTTATTAAGTGCTTTAGGACAAAGGATTGATGAATTTGTCAGTAAGACAGCTCAATTAGGACAAGCATTTAATAAAATTAATCCTGATGTAGATGCTGTAATTGCATCTTTAGGTGAAACAAATACTGCGTATGGAAAACATATTGAAATGGTTAAAGAAATAAAAGGTGAAGAAGCGGCAATGACTGTTGCAAGAGAAAGGTTAATGAGAATTGTTGGTGCTGATGGAGTTCAAGCTTTTGAACAATTTGGAGAAGAAACCCAACAATTAGGAAATGAATGGACAAAAGTAGTAACAAATTTACAGGCTGGAATTGCTGGATTAATTAATAGCTCTGGTATTTTGAAAAACTTAATTGATATGATCGGTAAAAAACCTTTAGTTGAAAGAGCTTTTGAGTCTGTTCAAAAAGGAACAGCTAGTGAAGAAACAAAAAGTTTAGTAGAAAGGATGCAAGCTGCTGGTACAGGTCTTGGGCCGTTAAAAGGAATGATTTTCAAAAATGCAGATAGGCTTGAAGATTTACAAGATTTAGTAGCAGAATCACAAATTAAAGATGAAGCGGCAGCTTTAAATGCACCTTTATTTACTTCTGCTTCTGCTTTAGATGCAAACATTGAAGAACAAATTAGGCATTTAGAAAGGTCTTTATCTTTAGGAACAAAACGAGCAGAAAGAGAAAAAGAAATTGATGAATATTTTAGATCTCAAGGAAAGAATCTTGAAACAATTACGCAAAAACAAAGAGATGATGTTGCTGTTCAATTAGAAAAACGAGATTCTTTAAAAGAACAATTAGAAGTATGGGGGCAAATTAAAGATGTAATTGCTGGTGGATTAACTAATGCAATTACAGGATTAATAGATGGAACAAAGAGTTTAGGAGAAGCATTAGGTGGAATATTGAAACAAATAGGTCAAATATTGATGCAAAAAGCGTTAACTAGCATGCTTGGAAATATAAGTTTTGGAGGAGGAGGTGTAACAACAGGTTCGGTATCTGACCTTCCTAAAGTTGCTACTGCAGCTCAAGGTGCTTATTTTATGAATGGCATTAAACCTTTTTCTGCTGGAGGGATCACAACAAAACCTACGCTTGGCCTTATAGGAGAGGCTGGAGAGAGTGAATACATTATTCCTGCATCAAAGATGGCTTCAAGTATGCAACGCTACTCAGCAGGTGCTAGAGGCGAAGCTGTGATTCCCAGTACTGGTTCGTCTTATGCAGGTGGTGGTGGAAGTTCTACTACTGTTAATTACTCTGGCCCTATATTGAACTTTAACTCTGAAGAGTTTGTCCCTAAGTCTGCTGTAGGACAAATCATTGCAACTGCTACTGCTAGAGGTGCATCAGTTGGTGAATCTCGTACTATATCTTCATTAAGAAATTCACGTAGCCGTAGGTCTTCACTAGGATTATGAGCCTTGTTGCCTTAACTAATTTTATTGTTG